GATATTGTTAAGTTCGAGCATCAGATACTTGGTGGCTGGTTAAACAAAGCAGAGGGTACTATAATTACTAATTGGAAGGTAGGACACTTTGTACAGACTGAGCTTATGTGCTATGGACAGGATTTTGGGTTCTCTACAGACATTACTAGTTTAGTAAAAGTATCAGTAGATAAAGATACTAGAAGTGTTTATGTGAAGCAGATATACGGAAAGACAAACCTATCTACTTCTGATATTGCCTACAGAAATAAAAAAGAATGTGGCACAGATTTAATTATCTGTGACTCAGCAGAACCTCGTCTTATATCAGAGCTAAAGAATATGGGCTTGAACATAAGACCTACTATAAAGAAGAAAGGGTCAATCCTATCAGGGATTGCCCTGATGCAAGATTACCAGATAATAGTTGATAGGGAGTCTAATGGTATTATACGAGAGATAAACAACTATGTTTGGCACGAAAGAAACCAGAGACCTGTAGATAAGTTCAACCACTACATTGATGCGATTAGGTACTCGCTTATGTATTTACTTCAAGGTGTGAACTCAGGAAAGTATGTGATTAGATAGAGTGTTTAACATTAAGGGGTATGTTTAATATTATACCCCCAACTATGTTTAATATGACACCCCCACTATGTTTAATATTATGGGGGCTTGGTGGTTATTGGTTAATCGAAATCATAAAAACAAAATGCAGTATAATAAATGTTAAAAATATGACCGCATAAAATCCTAGTATATTAAGGAATAGTTTTATTTGCTTTTTTATAAATCTAATCATAGAACAAAGATATTTCCTTTGTATACCTTAATAATGCTAAAAATCACTAAAAAAGTCTTTGCTATTTAAAATGTTTTTTGTAATAAGAAGGGGTGATACGTCTTATCGAATAATTGTGCAGTTTATCGAAATAGTTTTTTTTATTGGATTATGGCTTGTATGTTTGTGCTATTAATAACAATAAAACAATATAAAATGGAATTGACAACAAAATTTAGAGAATTAGAAAAAAAGTACAGTTTAGACATTGAAACTATACCTTTTGAGTATTATGATGATTTTGAAGATGCAAAAGACTTTGAAAGTTATTTTGAAGAATTAGAAGAATCTACTCATCAAACAGAATGTATCTATTATAGTAATGCCATGAAGTATTTAACTGAACACGATACTAGCTTAAATGAGTCTTTAGAAATTGCTTCTGAAATGGGTTATGAAGTAGAAGACTTGGATAGTGAATTATTGGCTACTTTATTAATGCAACGTAAAGAATTGGAAGCGCTTAATGATGCCAAAGATGATTTAGAGGATTTATATGATGAATTTATAGAATATAAAAAACAAGTACAAAAAGAATACGAACAATAAAAATAAATAAAATGAATAACAAAGATTTACAAGAATTAAAAAAAGCCGAAAAAAGGCATTTAGTAGTAATGTTTTCAATATTGCTTTTTGCCTTGCTAAATTTTTGCTTGGGATTTATGATTGGAAAAAAACTAAATAAAATGGAAAATAAAGAAGTATTTATCACGAACACAATTCAGCTATGGACTAGTGCTGATGTAGTACACATTGAAGCGGTGGGATATACGCCTAATGAATCAATTTACATTGAATGGGATGCAAATTCCTTAGTAAGAGATTTGCCTTCACTTTATACCTTATGCAAGCAAGCTATTGAACAAGGTGAAGGCTCACTAAAGGAAAAACTAAAGGATTTTGTTGATGAGATTAAAAAAGACTTAGAATAATGTATACAATAAATGTAATAGACGCCACACGCATTTTAAATAGCCGTAAAGACTTTATTTTACTTAACATAGGTAATGATGACAAAATTACAGATTATCGCCTTACAAACGATTTAACGAAGTTTAGGGGACATTATGAGACATTTAGATTAGTAGAAGTAATAAAAAAAGAAATAAGTAACGGAATAAAAATATTTTAATTATGGGACGAACAAAACAAATGTATGAACAAATGTACCTAGATTATTATAATAATTTTATAAGTACACAAAGATTTTCTGATATAGATAATAAAATATAGACAAAATGAAAACACCAAACAGAATGAAAGAAGAAGAATTTAAAAGAGGAGAAAAAGTTTTAGTAAGAGATAGCGATGGCAGTAAATGGCACGAAAGTATATTCATAACAAAAATTGATGGAGGAATATATCCTTATGTTGTTGTAGATAGTAATTATAGATTTGACTTTGTGAACGGAAAAAAATTTGATATAACAAGATACACACATTGTAAAAAACTTCAATCAAAAGAAATAACAATGCAAGATATAGCAGATAAGTTTGGTATTAATATTAACGATTTAAAAATAAAAAAATGAAAACACTAATTGCAATTTTCCTAATTTTGAAAGCAGTAAGCAACGGAATTAAACTACCTCAAAGAGGTAAAAAAAGTAAAAACGACTTTATCGGACATATGATGTTTCAGCATATTATGCTTATAGTGCATTTATGGTTCGGAGTGTGGATGCTGTTAAACCTTTAACACCAAAGAGAGATGAAAATAACACTTGAGTATTATGACCATGCATTATGATTTATCAATAGACGAAGCCAAAAAAATAATAATTGTAGGAAGAAAAATAAATCACGAAAGAAAATAAAATTATTTCGGTTTTATATTAAGGGGGTGCAGAAATGTATCCTCTTTTTTTGTTTAATATTATGGGGTGGGTTTAATATTATGCCCCCCAAAAAACAATATTATTTTATAAAATTGTTTATTCAAATCTAAAAAATAATAGTGACAAATTGGCACAAAAAAAAATTGGGTTTTGTTAGGATATTTAAAAATATTTATGTATTCGCGCGCGCGTTCCTTTATTATATTAATATCTATGTTTGTTATTTAGAATGAATATAAATAACAATAAAACGCAAAAAAATATATAATTTTGTTTGTTATTTAAAAAAGTGTTGTATATTTGTAGAGAACAAAAACAATAACACTATGAATGCAACATTAAAATTTCAAACAAACAAACAAGCAACTGAATTCGCAATGGCTTGGTCCAGAGCCACATCTAACGGACACACTTTAGGTGATACTGATATTACAGTTTACAATGTAGATAATAAAGGTAAAGAATTTATAGAAAATTATATATCTAAATTAAATAATTAAAAACAAAACAATATGAAACGACAAAACAACATATTTTTAAACATAGGGCTAAAAAATAACCCTATTCAAGTAAGCGAAATTATAAGCCGCCTAAATTATAACGGCTTAACCGTTAACGCCTCAATCATTAAAACGAGTCAATACAATGGATATAAAGAAAAGACTATTGTAATTTATTCAAAATGCCCTTATAAGTTTAGCAAAGTTATTGAAATTATCGAGAACATTTGCAAGGTTACAAATCAAGACTGTATCTCTTTAAGATACAATTTAAACGAGCTTATAGTTTATAACCAATTTAAAAACATTGAACCGATTAAATTTGAAAATAAATACTTTAAAACACTAACAAAATGAAACAAATAACAAAAGACAGTATTAACGCTTTTTTAAATAGAAAAACGTTCACACGTCAAAACATGAAAGTGAGAGAAATGAACGGAAAATTTTATTTAAAGCTTCACGGCAATATAATTGCGGTACTTCATGAAGATAACACGCTGCAGATAACAAATTGCGGATGGTTCAGTAATACGACAAAAGAACGTTTAAACGGTTTACCAAATGTTAATATATACCAAAAAAATTGGAATTGGTATCTAAATGGCAAAGAGTGGGAAGGCAATTTAATAACAGTAAATTAATAACATTATGAAGGCAACATTATCACAAAAATTAAATATATTAAAAAGCAAAAAAACGTTTATTAATTACACACTAGATAACGATAATAATTTAGTTAACTATGTTATAAACGATAATTTCATGCGGTATAAAAACCAATACCAGACCTTTGCGTTATTGGATTTATTTAAAGAACAGTACATTTTAGACTCTAAGCAAAATTATACACTTAAACAAATCTTAAAAGGTTTAAATATTAAATAATTATGAGAACAGAAACAAAAGCAATAGAAATGTACAACTTGCAAAAGTATTTTGGTCATTATGAAGTTAACTCCATATTAGGCGATTTGAACAGCTATAAACAATTAAGAGAGGTGTACACATATAAACAAATATTTGACGAAATTAGTACACTATTAAGAGTCTAATTTTAATACATATTAAGAGCAATTAGAGCGTATTTTTTACGCTCTTTTTTTATGCAATTATTTTAGTAATGTATTGATTTTTAATGTTAGATATATTTGTGATTTGTGCCCGATTTTAAGCCCTTCTAAGCCCCTAATATCTTTCCACCTATATCCACCTATCAACCTCAACGTAAACAAGCTTAAAACAGCCTTATATTGGCTGTATTTGGCTGTATTTTAGTGCTATTGACGTAAATTGAAGGTGTGAGGTGTTGTGTTATCCATTCCAATGATTTCAAACACATTCCAATGATTTCAATCACGTTTAATATGGAGGGGTTTTTAATATTCTGGGGTATGTTTAACATTATGGGGTTAAGATAGTCAAAACTCTTTTTGGTCAAAGTTGATTTATTGATTACAGAAATATATTTGGAAACAGGTCTATGTTTAATATAATGCCCCCCTATTTTTTATCTTGTTATTTTATATTTAGTTTGCTATTCTAATGGTTAGCGTGATACTCGTTAGGTTGAATACTACTTGGGCATCAGCGAAAACAACAAAGGATTAAGTAGTGCAATTTCTAAGGAGATTTAATTTACCTGAACCAACTATATTGTCTATAGAAGTTTAGCAACTTGGACAGATTTGCAACTGTTACATACTTATAACAATAAACAACTATTTTCATTTTGGGTGTATAAGAAAAAAATATTGAAACTTAGTTAGCTATAGATAATATTTATGATAAAATGATATTTATAAAATATTGTTATAATACTATGAGCAGAATAGATTTGACGATACCATTTAGTTTGGGGCAGATAACGCTAGGACAGTATCAGGATTATTTAAAGATATTGGAGAAGTGGGATAAGGAAGATGAGACGTATCTTAAGTTAAAGATACTACAGATATTTTGTAAGATGTCTGCTAGTGATGTGCAGAGGATTAAGCTATCTGATTTTGATGACACTATACAACACATAAACGACTTATTTGACACAACAACAGACAAGTTGATTAATAGGTTTAAAATGGTTGGTAGTGATGGTGAAGGTGGAGAGCGAACTGTAGAGTTTGGATTTATACCTAAGCTAGATGATATATCATTTGGTGAGTATATTGACTTAGAGAGTTATATTGGTAAGTGGGAGTCTATGCACAAGGCTATGGCTGTATTGTTTAGACCTGTTGCTAAGGAGAGTAGGGGTTTCTATTTAATAGAGGACTACGGAGGTAGTTCTAAGTATTCAGAGGCAATGAAGGATATGCCTGTAGATGTAGCTTTATCAGCTACGGTTTTTTTTTATCGTTTAGGGATAAAATTACAGACTTATACTCTGGACTATTTAGCGAAGGAAACATTGAAGGAGGAAGCGCAACGAGTATGCAAGCCAACTTCTCGTCTAAGTGGGGATGGTATCAGTCAATACATACGCTCGCTCAAGGAGATGTCAGAAGAATTGATGAAGTTACAGAAACCAGTCTTCATAAGTGCCTTATGATGCTAGAATATGAGAAAGACAAGAATAGAGTAGAGAATGCTCTTATTAAGAAATCAATGAAAAGATAATATGAACTTTTACGAATTAATAGACTTACTTAAACAACTAATAGAGGAGAATAGTTTTACTAACAAGATTACCTTTGGTGATATATCTGACATAGACCTCAACAAGGATACTACCTTCCCATTATTACACATAATGTTAGAAGAGGCAGTCATAGAAGAAAAGACTATTGACTATAGGTTAAATGTTATTGCTGCTGATGTAGTAGACATTATTGATGAGAATTTAGGTGTAGATGACTTTTATGGTAACGATAACACTCAGGATATCCTAAACACACAAATAAGAGTAGTTATTGAGCTTATTAATGCGCTTAGAAAGCTAGATTTAGTTGACAACAAGTATTCTAGGATTGAGGATGCTGCAACAGCAACACCTTTTAGAGATAGGTTTGAGAATGAGATTGCTGGATGGGAAACAAGTATAACGCTTAAGAAGTTCCAAGATGGAAGTATGTCTAGTGGACTAGGTAATTGTTAATGAGTTTTGAAGCGAATATAAAGGCTGCCTTAGAAAAAATAGGCGATTACTATATTGTTGAGTTAAAAAACGGTATAGAGGCTTCTGGTAATGTCGCTTCTAGAGACTTGTTAAAAAGTATAAGGAAGTCAGGAGTATCTTCTAGCGCTGTTTCAATAACAGCTAACAGATACTTAGGAGCTTTATCTAACGGAAAGAAGCATACATCTAAAGGACCTTCACCTGAAATGGTGCAGAGTATTACCAGATGGATGCGTTTTAAAGGACTAAAGCCTAAAAGTGGAGGTCTAAGTAGTACAAGTTATAAAAAGGCTGCATTTGCTATTGCTAGGAGAGTTAACAGCAGCGGATGGGCTGGTAGTAAAGTTATACAGAAAGCGTTTTACGCAATAGAAGACAGTATAGATGAAGAGATTACAAAAGCGTTTAAGCAAACAATAGATGAGATAATCAAAGAAATGAATCAAGAAATAAACAAAAAATAATGGGATTTCAAAAAATAGCCATAACATTTAGTCAGGCAGCTCAAAAGGCTATAGCTAATATACTTTACATAGCTACAAGTAATGAAAGGTCGGTATCTTTAATATCGGATGCAGTAGGAGTTTCAACAGGTACTTTTCAAATAAGCACAACTGTAAATGGTACTGCTGAAAACATATACAACGCAATCGTAAGAGACTTAAACGCTTCTAATGTATTTGGTCCTACTTACGTAGAATACAATGGAACTGATACTGTTTCTATAAGTGTTCTTAACGAAGGCATAACATCTATATCTGCAACTACTTCAGGTGATTTTGCTGGGTCAACATCAACTACTACGTCTACCTTAAACACACAAGATGTCTATAGTTCTGACAATAAAATAAACGTAAGGAGCCCCTATATTTTTGAGGCTACTAGCATTGGAGGAACTGATATAGTTTCATCTGCTTCATTAGATATTTATGTTTACAATGGAACTAGGTTCTCTGATAGACCTACTAGCCCAACATACAGAGTAATATCAGCAGCTCCTAAAAATGATTCTACTTCTATATATTTTAATGTATCAGAATACGCAAAGGACTTATTTACGAATCAAGTAAATGAAGAGCTGTACGAAAATGACAATCAGTTCATAGATGTATTCCCTTCTATTATTGTCGATGGAGTGCAAATAAGCAGAGCCCCAGAGTTCTTTACAGGTTTTTATGGTTACGGATATCTTGAAGATGGTATTAATCCACAAAATAAAAGCGGACTACTACAAAGTAATACTAAGGTATTAAAACTAGAAGACTCAAGTATAAGTATACCTGTAGACGCATCAATAACCAACAACGTAACATATCTTTTAAATGGAGAGATAGTATATTCTAGGAATATAAGTGAAAATTCACTTAGTTCAACTCAAGTATATTATGTGACTACTGGAAGTTACTTTGGTCACGACTTTGACAGTAGGGTTATAGCTTCAGGCGGAATTATTGAGGATTCTAATTGTTTAGAGCAATTTAAAAAAGAGTTTAGTTTATTTGAGTTTGATTCAATTCACATAGGCACAGACGATGGTCTTATACAAGTAAACATAGAAAACATTGAAGAATGTAAGTACGAGCCTATTCTTTTGACGTTTATAAATAAATTCGGAGCTATTCAAAAGGTTTGGTTCTTCAAAAACAACTCGGTGTCTATGAGTACAGAGGCTAAGTCATTTAGGAGAAATACAATAACTAATGGCGGATACAGTCAAACAGAACATCAGTATAAGAATTTATTTAAGCATGGCAAGGAATCTATAACTATAAACTCAGGGTTCTACCCAGAGGAGTACAATGAGGTGTTTAGACAGATTATGCTTAGTGAAGATGTTTGGATTTATTACAATGACAAGAACTTCCCTGTCAACATAAAGAGTAGCGATATTAAATTCAAAACAAGAATAGACGAAAAGCTGATTGAGTACAAGTTAGATTGCGAATTTGCTTTTGATAAGATACAAAACATTAGTTAATGAGGAGAGACGTACAATTATACATACAGAAGTCTGAACAATTTTATTCTTCTATAGGAGAGGAAAATTTAGTTGCAGATGGGAATTTTGTTAGTGGAACAACTAACTGGCTTGAATCATCTGGAGTATCTTATGTTACTGGTCAGGCTAATATATCTGTTACCTCTGGAGGTTTAGAGTATCTTAGGCAACCCATAGATTATGTAGATGGAAAAGAGTATAGAGTTACTCTTGATGTTTTCTGTGAATTAGCTGACGTAGGAAATGAGATTATGCTTCAGGATAACTCTAGCGACTTAGGAGGGCTGCTTTCATCGGAAACTACCGTAGCCTTGTCAGAGGACTTTAACAGGTTGTCGTTTAACTTTACAGCGAACTCTAATTCAGCTGGTATAGTAATATCTAGAGCAACAGCATCTGGAAATTATGACTTTAGCGTATCTAACGTAGAAATAAGAGAAATATCAGAGCCATACATACAGTACGAGAACGTACAGTTAGACTTATTTGACTTTGAGGATATAAATGTTACTGATAAGATAAAAGACATAAGAGACATTTCTAAAATATTTACAGAGTTCTCTCAACAATTTACAGTACCAGCATCTAAGAAAAACAATGAATTATTCTCTCACTTTTATAATGCAGACGTATCAAGTGGCTTTGACCAAAGAATTAAGCACAAAGCATTTATTAAGATAGGAGGAGCTGACTACAAAGAAGGAAAGGTATCCCTAACCGGTTCTTCAATGAAGAAAGGGATGCCTTACAGTTACAGTTTAATATTCTACGGTAAAACCGTTGAGCTAAAAGATTTAATTGGTGATGATGAGCTAAAAGACTTGTCAGGTACATTACTAGACAACTTTAACTTTATTTATAGTGACACCCTAGCTTTAAATGGATTTACTAATGGATTTGATTTTCAAGAATACAATCAAACATTAAACACTACTACATTGAACTCAGATGGGAATCCAGATTTATTCTTCCCTATGATTAGTTCTGATTCGTACTACTTTTACGACAGTAGTGATGGTGTTAATCCAAAAGACAGGGTTGATAGTAGAAACATATTCCCATCAGCAACAACATCGCCAAGAGGTGTTTATTACAAAGACCTAAAGCCAGCTATAAAGTCTAAGTTTATAATTAGAGCTATACAGGAGAAATATGGGTTTGAGTTTAGTGACGACTTCTTTAACAACAATAATGAGCAATATGAGAGACTATCTCTTTTGCTTCATAGAGAGAAAGGCAATATCGGAAATCAGTTAGAAGAACAATCAAAAAATATAGGGTTATCTGATTTTCAAATTACGAGTATAATAGAATTTAGAGGAAACTATGTATACGGATTTAACGATGTGTTAAATGAGGCTGATTTCCCTATGGACAATGATTCTCTTATGTGGGCTAGAAGTGCTATTGATTCATACACAAATAATATTTTAACTCATAAAATATCATTTGACGTTGATGTAGTTGGTTCTGGTGAATACCAGATAGAAGTTTATGATTCGAATAATAGTCAAACTGATTTTGGTTCTATTATAAGCACTTCTGGAAATTATAGTGGATTTGAATGGACTATACCAGCTCACTACGAGGCAGTAGAAGGAACTCTTTATCAGCCTCAGAGCGGAAGTTCATACAAAAGGTTTGGAATAAATAAACCTAAGTTAAAAATAAAAACTCAAGGAGGAATATCTGAGTTTAAAATAAAAAACTTTAAGATAACAAGATTATATCAAACCGCATATTACAATACAAGCAATATAACATCGTCATCTGCATTGCAATCCCCTGAAGAGTTAGAGTTCAATGATGAAAACTTTTACTCTTTTTCTACAGATGGTGTTGATGGTGTTTCTGCACTATCTCAAATGCCTAAGATTAAAGTATTAGACTTTCTTACAGGAATATTTAAGATGTTTAACCTAACAGCTTATTATGTGCCAGATAACGGTCTTAGTGAGTATAGCGGCAAGATAAGAGTTAGAAGCTTAGACTCTTACTACTTTGATGGTCAAAGACAAGACATATCTAAATATGTAGACACAGATAAGGTTGAAGTTAACAGGAATAACCTTTATAGTTCTATAGAGTTTAAGTTTGAACCACACAATACAATAGCTGCTGTTGAGGCTCTAGAGCTTACAGGAGATGAATTTGGTTATGAATTACTAAACAACTTAAACAACAACATATACAATCCACTAGCGTTTGATGGTGGTAAATATACTGTTAAGTTACCATTTGAGAAGATGATGTATGAGAGAATGAATGACCAAGCTCAGGAAAACTACATACTACCTACTGAGTGGGGTTGGATAGCAAATAGAGAAGAAAACCCTATACTTGGTAAGCCGATACTTTTTTATGGAGCGAGAGTATATACATCTACATACACAGATTACAATGGCAATACCGTAAATGTTTTATTTGATGGAGGGTTATACGATAAGGATGGTAATTTAATAACAGCTAATTACACTACAACACCTAATTACATAAGACCTTCTAACTCTATAGGAGTTAACGGGAAAAGTATAAACTTCGGAAGTGAATACGATGAGTGGTATGTATGGGAAGGAGAGGGCTCAAACGAGAATAGCTTGTTTAACACATACTACAAGAGGTATATTTTGCAGATATACGACAGGCAATCTAGGATAGTCAAAGCAACAGCTCACTTACCGATGCCTGTAATTACTACACTAAAAATGAATGACGTAATTCTAATTAATGACAGAAGATACAGAATGAACTCTTTAAGTCTTAATTTATCTACTGGAAAAGCAGATTTAGAGTTAATGAATGATATAGCTTACTCTAGCTTTAGCATAAACGCACCAAGCATAATTCCTATAGTAGATAAAGGAGACTCATTATTTATATTTAAGGGGTCTACTGATGAAGGATTTATGAGTAATTTAAGTTGGAATGTTTATGTAGATGGCACGTTTTGGCAATCATACGCTTATGCAGCTCAAATGACACTTAGTGTTGCTGACTTTGGCGCTGGTAGTCACGATGTATACATAACAGCAGTTTTAGATAACCAAGAGAGTCAACCAAGTGCAACATACACATTTAGATTAAGTTAATTATGGATAAACTAAAAGAATTAATAGACTTACTTAACTCCAATGATTTCCTTATTGGAGATGAGGATATAGACATAGCAAAAGGAAAATACAAAAGACCAGAGAGCTGGAAAGAATTTAGAAATATACTAAAACGTAAGTAATGGCAGAACAAAACATAGACATTAAAATAAAGGTTGATAAGCAAGGTAATGTAGAGCTAAAGTCGCTTGAAAAAGGTTTTGATAAAATAAAAATAACAGCAAAACAAGCGTCTCAGGCGGCTAAACAGCTCGGAGTTGATATTAGCCAGATTAAGTCAAGCGGAAGTATAAATGTAGTTGCAAATGACTTCAATAAGCTAAGCAAAGCTATGTCAGGGGCTTCTGCCGCTTCTGGTGGGGCTACAGCATCTGTATTGGAACTTGGTCGTGTTGTATCGGATGCTCCTTACGGTATT